CATGAGACCTATTCAAGTCAATTCATTCTCAGACTTTGTAAATACTTTTGGTATGCCGTGGCCCGGAAAGGATACTGATGATATCTGGAGAAACGGAAACAAAATGGCTCCTTCTTATGGGGTGTATGCGGCTCAGGCTTATTTGCGAAATAGTTCTCCTTTGACTTTCGTTCGTTTATTGGGCGAAGCAAATGCTGCGGCTGGCGCGACCCAAGCTCTAGGTGCCGCAGGATGGGACATCGGCGGTGATTCAACCACTGAAGCTGGTGGTGGTAATTATGGGCTGTTCCTTTTTGAGACATCAAGCGCAGGTCCAACAACCGGAACCCTGGCGGCTGTATTTCAGTGTGAAGATTCTACTATTATTTTGAGAGGAGAATCACTCGGTCTAAGCCAGATGAGTGGAACTTGTATTCCAATCAGAACGAGAGGCACAAGCTATGAACTTCAAGCGCAGATTGTGGATGGACCCGTTGGCTCCACAGCTCTAGATACCATCAACTTTAACTTTGATATAAATTCAGAGAAATACATTCGAAATGTCTTCAACACGAATCCTACTACTACTAACGCTCGCATCTCTGGTGTTTCAGGAAGTGAGGCAACTTATTTCTTAGCTGAAACTTATGACCGAGATGTGGCGAATCTTAATCCAGGTACACTCGCGGAAGGAAATCAGTGTGGTGTTATTGTACGTCTAGCTAATGCTGAGGTTACTCAAAACACTCAATTGCGATCATCTACCCCAGCAGAATCAGGGTGGGTTCTTTCTCAATACTTGGGAGCAAGTGGTTCTTTTGAGCCTCAAAACACCAACAAACTCCAAAGGCTTTTCAAAGTAAAAAGCTTAAATGCTGGTGCCTGGGAAAGCCAGAACTTTAAAATTTCTATTTCTGATGTTGCTGGACCTACGTCCTTGGCGGATCCTTATGGAACGTTTACGGTAGAGATTCGAAAAGCTGACGACAATGATAACTCGCCACAGTTTGTGGAGCGATTTGCTCCTTGCAATCTAAATCCAACTTCGCCCAACTATGTTGCGCGGAAGATTGGTGATAGGTATACAGTGTGGGATTCTACAAATTCTCGCTACAGAGAATATGGAACCTATACTAATAACTCAAGTTATATTTATGTGGAGATGGCTGAGAATGTGACCAACGCGATGATCAATGAGTCCCTGGTTCCATTTGGCTTTGAGGCTCCACCGACTTGGAACCGTTGGTCATTTGATGAAAACACACTGGCAGCAGATCTCGTCACTCTAGATGCCTATGCGGTTGCTTCTTCTGCAATCGCTCGGTCGGAAGCAGCCTTTCCATTCGCCTTTGATATGGACGGCGCGTCATTCGAGGCTGAAGTGCGATATCCGCAAATCCAATTCCGTTCCACAAGCAAGCAAGGTTCACCGGCAAGTCCTGGTGATGCTTATTTTGGTTACACCACTGGTCGTTCGGGTTCGATAAACACTTATGACGCATCGAATATTGATGTAGTGCGACCGTTCCCCACCGGAATTGATGCGTATGGAGATGCGAGCACCGATTACCAAACAGCTAGCTTGATGTATGGCTCTCGTGTTGTTCCAAATGTATTTACTTTGGACGAGCTAGAGTGGCTTGACGCAACGGAGACTAACGCAAAGTGGGAACCAGGATGTCATGTGGCTGGAACTGCGATTACCGCCATGGGAAGCGGTAGCTGGCAAACTGTTTTGACCAAAGGTTTTGATCGCTTCACGCTGCCGTTCTTCGGCGGGTTTGATGGAGAAAATATTGTAGAGTCAAATCCTTTCAATTCACAAGTGTGCATTAACAACGCCGACGCAGAAACAAATTATGCTTATAACTCGGTGAAAATGGCTATTGATACAGTAGCCGATCCTGAGTTGGTTGATTCTAACTTGATGTCGGTCCCAGGCAATTATTGTCCCGGCTTAACGAGTCATTTGTTGGCTACGTGCGAAAAGAGGGCAGATAGTCTGGCAGTCATAGACTTAGAAGGGGGTTACGTTCCTAACGAATGTGCAAAGCCCACCATTGTAAGTGGGGTGCCCCAAAATCGCGGCTCTATTACCACCACAATTAGCAACCTCAAGGCGAGAGCAATCAACTCTAGCTATGGAAGCACTTATTATCCATGGGTCCAGTTGCGTGATGTAGAATCGTCGCAACTATTTTATGCGCCTCCCTCTATTGCCGCTGTGGGAACTTACTCAAGTGCGCAAAACACTTCGGAGTTGTGGTTCGCACCTGCGGGCTTCACGCGAGGTGGACTAACCGATGGTGATGCAGGTATTCCAGTAGTGGGAGTGACGGAGCGTCTTAGTTCTCGCGACAGGGATACATTATATGAAGCGAATATTAATCCTATCGCAACATTCCCAGCAGAAGGGATCGTTGTTTTCGGACAGAAAACACTTCAGGTAACTCCCTCTGCATTGGATCGCGTGAACGTGCGCAGACTAATGATTCATGTCAAGAAAGAGATTTCCAAGATGGCGGCTCGATTACTCTTTGACCAAAACGTTTCTCAGACATGGGCACGGTTCACAGGTCAAGCTAATCCATTTTTGGAAAGCATCAAGCAAAGATTAGGCTTAGAAGATTATAAGGTGGTTCTTGACACCACGACAACGACCCCTGATTTGATTGATAGAAATATCATGTATGCTAAGATCTTCTTGAAACCCGCACGGTCTATTGAGTTTATCGCGATTGATTTTGTGATTACAAATGCAGGAGCCTCATTTGAGGACTAAAACTAAATAATGATACTAATTACAGAAGTAACAAGGAGATTAAGATAAATGGCAACTAAAGGCGGCGGAACCGATTTCTGGCAAAATCCAGCCCTAGAACCAAAGAGGGCTTTTAAATTCGTACTGAGGATAGCGGGAACTAATAGCTTCGGCGTAAAACAGTTTCTTGTGAAGCAGGTGTCGAAGCCTTCTTTCACTGTGACGGAGAGCGAGCATCAATATTTGAATCACTCTTTTTACTTCCCTGGAAAAGTTCAGTGGAGCGAGGTCTCGTTCACCATTGTGGATACATTAGGTATGGCTGACGGCACTGTAGCTATGGTAGAATTATTTAAGGAAATGGGATATTCACTTCCTGCAAATCCTGATACTGGTCCTGAAGCGTTGCGCACCATTTCTAAACGGAATGCCACCGCCGCGATGGGACAGGTTGAAATTGTGCAGCTTGACTCGGAAGGTGTAGAGCGGGAAATCTGGACGTTGAACAACGCCTGGTTTAAAGACGTAAAGTTTGGTGATCTTGATTATAGTTCCGAAGATATGCTGAATGTTGAAGTGACCCTCAAATATGATAATGCTACTTTACGTAGTTCTGGCGGAACAAACGAAACAACACTTTCTTCAGTTTTAGAATAGTTTGTGTTATAATAAAAAACATGAGAGGTATGTATGTCGCGAAATAACGAGGAACGACTCGGTATTAAAGATGAAGGACAAACACCCCCGATCCTAGCAGAGAGTAATAACACTTCTCCTTTACAATTTGTAACTCCCACAGAATTTGTGGATTTGCCTACGCAGGGCAAATTTTATCCTGAAGGGCACCCCCTTCACAATAAGGATACTGTGGAAATTCGTTACATGACCGCAAAGGATGAGGATATCCTAACATCCAAAACCTTACTTAAGAAAGGTATTGCTGTGGACCGAATGTTAGCAAACATTTTGGTAGACAAAAATATTAAAGTTGAGGACTTATTTGTTGGAGATAAGAATGCTATTATTATTGCTGCTCGAATCAGCGGTTATGGTCCCGAATATAAAACTAATGTAACTTGCCCGTCTTGTGCGGCTACAAGTGAGTATGAATTTGATCTTGAAGCTATTCTAGAAAAAGGAACAGCAACGCCGTATGGAGATATTGAAATATCTTCGGATGGTACATTTGAGATTACACTACCAAAGACAAAGGTGGTGGCTCGCTGCCGGTTGGTCACGGGGAAGGACGAGAAAAGGCTGGAAGCTGCTTCGTCTAAGAGAAAGAAGCACAACCTTCCAGAAAACACATTGACTGAGTTAGTCAAAACGCTCATTGTTTCTTTGAATGGGGAAACAGAAAGGAAGGTGGTTGAGAGATTTATTGATCAGATGCCCGCACTAGATTCCAAATTTTTGAGAGCCGCATATAATCGTGTGGTTCCCAATGTAGACATGAAACACGTCTATGGTTGTGAATCTTGTGGCGCTGAAACATCTCTTGACATGCCCTTTTCAGTCAGCTTTTTTTGGCCTAACGAATAAGTATATGGAAAATGTTTATGAGCAATTCTTCATTTTGAAATATCATGGAGGTTGGTCATTCATTGAAGCATATAGTTTGCCTATCGGACTTAGACTCTGGTTTATAAAGCGACTTCAAAAACAATTTGAGGACGAAAAAAAGCAATACGAAAAAGCAGAACGTCAAGCGAAATCCGGCTCGCGACGATAAGAGATTGATAAAGCCTCCGCATACGTGTTATGCGGGGGTTTTTTATTTATTTTTGTAACTATTTACTATTATACTAGAGGGAAGGGGCACCAACATGAGACAAATAAATGAGGATGAATTATCTGAAATTGTTATAGATTTCACCAAGAAGGACGAACTTAATGAAGATTGGTCAGCATGGTTTGGATATGGTATTAAGAATCTCCTCAAGCGAATGTTTGGGGGAACCGGCTTACCAGTTAGCGTCAAGGGCACTCCAAGTGATGTGCGTAATTTTGCAACCACACTTGGAAAAGAAAAAAAATACCTGAGTCATGCGTCAAGCCTGGGGTTAGATAATCCTCGGACTTATCGCAGCAAGTCCGAACTAGATCGAGCCGTTAAGAAATTCAAAAGGTTTACGGGCATTGATTGGCCCATGAGATAATAAAAAATGGCAGGCTCTAAAGACGCAGATCTCCAGCGCATTAAAGAAATTAATAAGCAACTGGATACTCAAAAGCTAAAGCTCCAAGATATCGAGAAGCTTTATGAGGAGCGCATTGAGCTTTTAAAAAAATGGGAAGAATCTTCGGCGGTGCAACTTCAAGATGCTGAAGAAAATCTCAAGATCATGCAAGAGTATGCCCAACTCACTGGTGATCAGGTGGGTGTTCAAGATACTCTTTTGGAGGTGGCAGCTCAAAAATCTGCGCTAGCTCAGGAGGAATTAAAAATACTCCGTGATAAAGCCAAAGAAGAAGGTCAAATGACCGCAGACTTGGCCAAGCAAATCAAGGATCAAGAACAACTGCTCGAAACCGCAGTCGAGCAACACCAAATCCTAGAAAGACAACAAGAAGCTTTACAAAGTGTTACTCAAGGAGTCGGAAGCCTTGCCATGGGTCTTTTTGGATCGATGGACGCCGCCTCAACTTTAGAGGGGCAATTATTTTTAGCCCTTGGACATGTCGGTGGAGTGAGTGCGGTGATCGGCAGCATTGGCAAAGGCTTGGCATCGGCACTCAAGCCTGCCAATCTTATGGCGGGCATGTTTGATAAAATGAAAATTGGCTTTAAAGGGGCTTTCAAGGAGGTGGATAGTTTCCGGAAAGACTTGGCTCTTGCGGGTGCATCCTTAGACCAGTATGGTGGTATGATGGCGGACGTTTCAAATCAAACGTTAGCGGCGGGGGTAAGTAGTCAAGATGCCGCCCAATCCATTTTAGCGTTACACCAAAATATGTCCTCCTTCAATACTATGGCTGCGGCGGACCAGCAAATTTTAGCGAACACTACAGCAGTGATGTCTAAGCTGGGTGTTGACGCTCAAACCAGCGCAGGTAATTTAGACACACTTACAAAGTCAATGGGAATGAACGCAAGAGAAGCCGACACCGCAACAAAAGAAATTGCTGCTACGGCTCAAGCCCTGGGGGTCTCACAACAAAAAATGGCTGCTGACTTCGCGGCGGCTGCCCCTGCTCTGTCTGCTCATGGTGACGCAGGCGTTCAGGTTTTTAGAAAACTGGCTGCTCAATCCAAAGCAACTGGAATCGAGATGGGCGCTTTATTGGGAATTGCTAATCAGTTTGATACCTTTGAAGGTGCTGCTAATGCCGCAGGAAAACTTAATGCTGTTTTAGGGACACAACTCAATAGTATCGAATTGTTGACGGCAACCGAAGACGAGCGCATTAAAATCCTTCAAGAGTCTGTGGCGGCATCTGGGAAGTCATGGGAATCCATGAATAAGTTTGAGAAACAAACGGTAGCTGCCGCAGCCGGTATCAGTGATGTTAATGAAGCAGGAAAGCTTTTTGGAACCACCGCACAACAGATGGAAAATGCTGCAAGCGCAGCCGAGAAGATGGCTTTAGCGGATAAAGAGCTTGCGAGCCAAGCCGCAAAAGCCTCCACAGCACAAGAGAAATGGGAACTTATTCAAAAGAGATTTACTACTATGTTTTTTGAAAGTGTTCAGCCTCTCATTGAGATCGCTCATAAATTTTTAGATACCATTTTAGCCATTGATCAGGCGATGGGGGGTGCTCTGATCCCTACGCTTATTGCAGTGGTGGGGGTAATGTTTTTAGCATCAAAGGCTCAAGCGGCATTTAACATGGCTCAACAAGTTGCGATTGGACTTCAGAAAACCCGATTAGCCCTAGGAGAGTTATGGAAAAGTAAAGCAAAAATCAAGTTAGTTATGAATAAATTGCTTAAAAAATCCAATGAAGAACTTGCCGACTCCGAAAAGAAAGTGGGGGAACAACAGCAAAAATCTCAAAATGCAGGTGGGGGGTTCTTAAAGTTTCTTACAAAATTGGGGCGCATTCTGACCAAAAACATCGGCGGATTTTTGGCTCTTGGTGCGGCTGTCATGATGATAGGAGCCGGGATAGCTCTTGCTGCTTTAGGAATGGCAGAATTCGTTAAAGCCTTCGCGGGGCTGGGTGTAGAACAATTGATCGCCGTGACTTTGGGGCTCTTAATGTTACTTGGGGCGATGGTCGCTATTGCGGCTTTGATGGTTACGGGTCCAGGCCCGGTAGCCATCGCTGGTTTATTAGCGTTTGGAGCTGCCTTTTTATTGATCGGCGCGGGGGTTGCCCTAGCGGGAATTGGAATGGCGAAGTTTGTAACTTCTATTGTAGGGCTCAGTGCT